CCCCCTCTCATTAAACTACTAGGTCCTCAGCCGCTTCCCACCATTGATATGTTAGGTTAACGGTGAATTCTTCGATAGTATCGTTAGAACCCCAGTCAACGTCAATAGTGGATAAGTCAGTTGGGAACAAACCAATGAATTTGTATTTCTTAATAATGTTACCTGCTTTTCCATATTGACGTACTTCGCCGTCAACGGAATAACCTAGTGTAGTCGCAGCAGCAGGATTGCGTAAGTTTAGATTATGGCTATTGATGCCGTTCATCCAACGCTCAAATGCATTGCGAATAACAAAATCTTCATCATTGATAATTGTAATTGACCAATCTTGGAAGGTTCTGTTACCAGCAAACTTCAACTCACGTCCGAAGTATTGTACTGGTACTGAGTTAACAGTAGAACCTGGCAACTGAGCAGTCTTACACATGAAAGACAACTTGGTCTGTGCATTTCCAGGCAATGAGAATGCTGGGAAAGGTAACGTCACTTCGAATAAATTCGGACGCGCACCGTCTCCCTGCATCTGAGAGCGGAATTCGTTAATGTTGAATGCCATTTAATTTATCTCCTATCTCTCTTATTTATTAAACTCTACCAACAATTTCTTCAAACTCAACACCTGTGCGAACAGCAGTGAAGTTAAGTTGAATGAAGTTGATGGAACGCGCAGGTTTGATGTAGATATCACCAACAAATTGGTTCTGGTCAATTACTTCAGCAGTGTTATTTGTAGTATCACAAACAACACGGAAGTCGTAGATACCACGACGACCTTGAACTTCTCTTAGGTAAGGTTCTACAATGTTAACAAACGCAGCGCGGGTGAATTCATCATTGAATTCAAACAATGAAGAACGTGCAGCTTTAGCGATTGACTTCTCAAGAACAATGAACAATCTACGTACATTGATTCTATCCATTGCTTGTGGACGGTTCAACAATGTTTTGTCGCCATATAGAATTGTACCTTCACCTGGGAATGTAACAACAGGGTTAACACCTGCTTTGTAGATAGTATCACGTTGCGCTTTTGTTGGATTCCATGCAAGCTTAACAACGTTCTTGATAACACCGCGGTTTAGACCTGCTGGTGAGAACCATGGGTCACGTTCAGAGTCTGTTCTAACACATAGACCAGCAATATCTCCGTTCAATGGAATCCAACGATAAGTGTCATTGTATTTGTCATACTGATACTTATAACCAGAATCCATAACTGCATAAGAAGATTTTGTCAAAGAAGCGGCAGTGTTAGCAACATCTGTTGCTTCATCACCGTAGTTATCAACAACATCTTCTCTGTCTGGAGAAACAAATACTAAACAGTCTTTGCGAGATTCGGCCAAAGCAATCAGATGATTTGGTGTTGCTACGCCACTTGTTGCGCCGGCCATTAATAGAGAAATATCTGTAGAATCTGCATTTTGAAACAAGTCAAAAGCACTATTGATTAGACCTGAACTTGGAGAGTCATCAACACCACCAGTTAAAGGATGAGTTGTATTAAATGCTGAATTAGAAGTAGCAACACTTACTGTTAGTCCTGCACCTGTTCCAGTAATATTTGAAGTAGCTACATTTCCAGAAGGCAAACTTAAATATGTTCCGGCGCCAGTAATGGTCAATGATATAACATCACCTGCACCATTAATTGTAACAGTGGCGTTTGCTCTTGAACCTGCGTTTGGTGAAGTTGATAAAGTTCCACCTTGAATTTGAACGATATCACCGTTAGCATAAGGTGTAGCTCCACCTGGAGTACCATTAATAATAGTCAATGTTACAATACTTGAAGTTCCATGCGAATCATAAGTTTTTCCATTAGCAGTTACGCTTCCCCAAGTGCTGTTGGTGTTGGATGCTAAAGATATATGTCCCTTAAACCAAACATATTTGGATTTGTTGTTCAACACATCTTTATAATAGTTGCTTGAACCATCAGAATTTTTAGCATCAGATGCTTTAGAAACGTATCCAAATTTTTCTAAGATTGTTCCTGCGGTTCCAGAAATCTTTCCTTCTTTATCATAAACAATTAAATGTATTTCATCACTTGATGAACCTTTATTTGTTGCATATGCAGAAGTTGCTGGAACAGAATCAAATTGGTCTTTATATGCCCAAGTAGAATATGAAGATGCATCACACAAAGAAACTCCAATAGAATTTCCTAATGCTCCAGCATATTTTGCTAAGAAAAAGTTTGAATTTGAAACGGTTTGTTGATTTGTTTGATAATCAACTTCATTTCGCACTAAAACGCCTTCACTAACACCAGCGTTTTTAGCATTGGCTCCTACGGCACGAACAACCCTCAAATCACTACCATATGAAAGAAAGTTTGCTGCTGTGAAGAATGCATTTGCTGAATTTGCGTCTGGTTTGCCGAATCTGTCAACCAACTCTACTTCATTTGAAATAGTAACAATTGTGTTAGCTGGACCCCATGTGAATTCTCCGGCAATACCACCAACAGTAGTTGCAACAGAGGGAACAACTGTTGTCAAATCTACTTCGGAGATATTAACTCCTGGTGACAATTGAAAAGCCATATTGTGTTCTCCTTATTATTTTTATAGAACTAATTCTAGTAATCTATTTATGATTTTATAAAACTGTGTTTAGGTAACCTCGGTTACTCACTGTAGACCAAAGGTCACGACCGTCCGACTCTTTTTCTTCTTCCAAACCATCATTTAATTCACCAATAGGCAACATTTCTTCTTCAAGTTGCAGATTTCTTTCATCTAAAAGTCTCTGTCTTACGTCAGAATCCGTTATTTCTTTGAAGTAGCTTTGCGCTGTCAACCAAGAAAAGAGCACCAATGTCATCACAATATCATCATTATTACCTTCTTCTGCTTTGTAAGTGTCTTTGTCCCTTACAAAAGTATTGAATTCTGCTATTGTATCGAAATCGTTTGTTATTAATTTGTCAGTTTCTATTAGAGTTTTGAGGTTGGCGCAGCCAATTTTTTTGACTGACTTTGATGTTTTAACACCATAAGCGGCACCTTTCTTGAAACCAGATGCAATATGTTGACCTTTAATTTCGTGGTGTTCGATACGGAAAATGTTTTCATATTCTAATTCATAATGTAAAATATCAACCACTTGTTGTCCAACGCTCTGGGTTTCCACCAAAACGAAAGCTCGGTTGTATTTTGTTGCGAGGTTATACAGGTATGTAGGAAATATTAAAGGTGATGTTTTATTATCTCTGAACTTAGCTACATGCTTATATGGCAACTCTGTAACATCAACAATTGAACAAACTGTATAGTCCAAACCAACACCTTCAGCACAATCTACAATAGCAATGTAAGTGTGCCCAGGTTTGGGTTGTTCATATATTTGTATGAATTCTTCAGCATGAACTGGATTACCAAAAGTCAACATCTTCAGTTTTGAACCAGGTATCAATGTTGATGAAGAACCAATAAACTCACATTCAAACTCTTGTCTGAACTGTTCTTCGCTGGTGTTTCGTATCGTTTCTTCGCGCCACTGTTCGTCACGTCCTGGTACCATAGACCAGTGAACTTCAAATGGTGAGTATAATGAACGTTTCTCTACAGCATCGGTCCACATCTTATAGAACTGATTCAAACCATGAGGTGTTGAAACGATAATAACCTTTGTCGTTTTACCTGATGAAATAACAGGGTAAGTAGAAGTGAAGAACTCGGATGCTATGTTTTGTGGAACGAAAGCGAATTCGTCCAAGAAAACTAAGTTGTATGTTCCACCACGAACACCAGATGCATTAGTTGCATATGCAGATATCTCAGAACCGTTTTCTAGCTGAATATTACCTTTATTCCACTCAAGAATGCCTTGTTGCATCCAGATGGGAAGATATTCATATGCATACTTGATTCTTCCAAGAATGTCACGGGCTAGGTCGCCTTTGTTAGCTAGAATAGCAATCTTGTAGTCATCGTTGAAAAGAACGCACCACAGCATGTATCCTGCAACCGTGGTTGTTTTACCAACCTGACGGGGCATTTTAGAAATCGAGAAACGATTGATGTGGAAACCTTTGACCATTTCCTCTTGGAAAGGCCACATATTAAAAGGAACAAGACCATGGTCAACGTTGACGATTTTTACATACGTCTTAATGAAGTAAACCGGGTCTTTAATGCATCGAGTAATTTCAATTAATTGTTCCTGAGTGTACTCAAACTTTACACCAGAACGTTTTAATTTTGGATTACCGTTGTAACCACCTATGCTCATTATTTGATAATGCTTTTTAACATCCAGTCATGCTTCTTATGGGCATCAATTCTGCCTGCAATATAATCAGCTAGACCTTGTTCATTGAAGTTATCTGCTAGACTGAATGCAGTCTTTAAAGTCTCCAAAATTATTTGATTATCACTGATGAGTTTGCGAAACATATCGGCTGGAATTGGAAATCCTGTTTCATCTTCAATGTCGGATAACTCTTGAAAACGAGAGAAGGAACCCGGAGTATAAGAGCCAAGGGCACGAATTTCTTCGGCTGTAGTATCGATAGAGGAGTAAACTTCTTCATAAAGTTTTCCAAAAAATTCGTGGTATTGTGAAAAGTTAGGACCTTCTACATTCCAGTGGTAGTTTTGAGCCTTGATTGTGAATGCATATGAGTCGGCTAAAACTTTTTTCATTAATTCAACTAAGGTTTCCATTTAATTTTCCTGCTTAATTTGTTTTATTAAATCTCTTGTAGAGCCAACAAAGACAGCCTTATCGACATTGACAACAGTTTCTTCTCTTTTAGGAAGTAAATCATTCTTTTTCTTTTGTAAGTCCATCAAGTCTTTATTGATATCTGACATGTTCTTAATCAAAGTAGCAGCAACTTCAAATGCTCTTGGATGTTGAGTTGCTTTTGCTACTTGCAAAATTTCATTTACAGCAACTTGTCCCTGTTCAGCCAAAGTTCTAATATTTTTTCTCGCAAAAGTAAAGTCATCTTCTGCGGAAGAAATTGGAACTAAATCAGGTTCTTGTCCAGTTATTGGTTGTATATCAAATAGTTTTGATAAGTTTTCATCAGTTTTCTTCATCATATTGTATTTGGAAATTCTGTAATAGTTTCTGTGAATCCAAAATCATCACCTGCGTTTGCACTAGCCGGGTCAGGTGAGGTAACGATTGCAACCGATTTCAAAGGATTCAAATCTACAGTATTCACTGTATATGTTGCATTTGAATAATCTCCAATAACGGTATCACCTTCATCAACGAGTTCGGATAAATCCGAAAGTATTAGTGTACCCGTAGAATTATTTGCAAAATAAAGTATAGTACCTGTAATATCTTTTTCAGGCACTCTTATTGTTTCTCCTGTAGTATAAACTCCATTACCAGATGACATATCAACATATACTTTTTGATATCTTGTATCTCTGC